TACCACACATCTTACTGATACGGGGTCCTGGTCTATATGTCGGATGTTGTTTTCGTTCATCCATACTTTTTTTTTCGAGTATCGTACTCTCGTGTAGATTTTTCATAACACTCGTCGATGTTTTCATATACATGTTAATAATATAATAATCTCAATAGTGAAATAATTTATTTTTCTATATATACTCCGTCGTATGATTCTTGAGTCAGAGTCAAACTTTTTACTAGAGTGACTCGAGTCACTTTTGATTCGAGTCACTGTCGATTCTTATTTTTAAAATAGTTTTTTTTAATGATTTACTTACATACGAGGTTGTGAAGAAGTTGAACTTCCTATAGGGTTTATACCTAATATACGTGTACCCATGTTTCTAAAAAGCGGTATACCCTTCCAGTTCTTCCTATGGTGGAGACACATCTTCCTCTTCCTCTTCTTCCTCTGGTTCGGGGGGTGTACCCAATGCTTCCCACGTCTCCTTCGACATGGGAGGGAATTTATAGTTTTTATTACTCTCACGGGATTTTGAAACCCTAGCAATTATAAACGCTACACAGATCGAAACGATTGCAGATATGAAAATAATCCTGGTAATTGTTGGCTTGCGGAGATTCATGTCTATAATAGATACACAGAAATAAATATTTACTATTTATATATGAAAGTAATCATCAAGGAAAGTCCCAATCTGAAAAAAAAGTATAGAGTTACATTCGAAAATAACAGTCATGTCGATTTCGGGGGTAAGGGGTATTCAGACTATACATTACACAAGGATCCATCGCGCATGAAACGGTATCTTGCACGTCATGGACGTATGGGTGAAACATGGACTAAAAAGGGAATTAAAACGGCTGGGTTTTGGTCTAGGTGGCTTCTGTGGAGTAAACCTTCGATGCAGGAATCTAAAAAACTTATCTCAAGGCGATATGGTATCATATTTGTTTAAAAGAACTGATCGGTCCTGTAGAGTTTGGCCGCGTAAGTAGCAGCCTTGCCGAGTACGTTCACATCCTCGTTACCGTATAACTCTTTACAGCCCAAATCATCCATACAGTCACGACCGTCGTGTGTTATAGGTATCGAGTAAATCTGCTGTCCGGGTGTGGACGTGTAGTAGTGGTACTGATCCCGTCGCCCGCGCACTTCCTTCCCATACAAGGGGAGTGTCTCGTTGTTCTCACCCAACAATACACCCATTTGCTGAACATGTCCAGGTTTATAGTCCTTTATAGGTGGGTCTCTAAATTCTGGTTGTCGTCTGCGTACTGGTTCTATTTGACGCATAGGCTGACGAAAGGGCGTTTGCACGGGAACTCGTACAACTTCGCGAGGTCGTGATACGAGATACGTAATCACACCCAAAAGAGCAATAATAATAACAAATCCAGTCACGTTCGCGTTCTTACGTTTCATTTATATATCTTAGGAAAATATTTTGGGTCGTGGAATAATTCCAAGTTTGAACTGTACCAATAACCATAACGAAAACAGGATCGATTTTACCATCTGGTCAGATGTTTGATTGTCAATCTTATAAATAGGACTCATCAATCGCCCAAAGAACGTATCCTTTTGCTCTTTACCCGTCAAACTTGATTCTAAAAGTGTCAATGCACACGTATCGTCATTGATCGCCCAGTGAAAAAATACGAAAGGTATTATCACCGAATACATCTTTAACCATTCAACCCTACGTGTAAATGGAACCACGAGAGATGTAACAAAAATTATTGTATGAATAATAAAAATAATATTCATATCTTAATATGGACAGAGAAAAGAAGTCGCGTTCAAAAAATAAATTCGTGTGGTCTCCTCAACAGGAACAGATATTGAAAACATGGGGCGAAGCGTCCGCGTGTTATAGGTACATGCACAATCACGCGTTTTTAATTTTTAAAAAACAAAACATGCATTTTTCCCTCCCTGTAATTATCCTCTCTACAGTGACAGGGACTGCAAACTTCGCACAAAGTTCACTACCTGCAAGTATAAGAGGTGCAGCACCCGCGATGATTGGTGGGTTGAATTTGATTGCGGGTATAATCGCCACAGTGATGCAATTCCTAAAAATAAGTGAGATGATGGAAGGAAACAGAGTTGCGTCACTTCAATATGGTAAACTTTCGAGAACGATCCGCCTGGAATTATCACTCCCGATCGAAGAACGGTCATGTGATGGTTCTACTATGATAGACACGTGTCGTGCTGAATATGACAAACTCATCGAACAATCTCCACCGATTCCATACTTTGTCATTCGGGCGTTCGAAAAACAATTCCCAGATGATAACGGAATTTTCAAACCAGAAATAATGCATATTCAACCGATCGACATGTTCATAAGTGAAGATGAAATGGGTAACGAATTGAAAAGGGACCTGAATGCAATTCGAAATGAAAGTGGTGGTTCTGAATTAAGTGACGTTGTTATAAAATCTTAGAAAGACGACGTGTGAGATATGCAACCATTATGAATAACATCACATTAAAGATACCAATGCATATCAAATAAGGAAGAACCCTTCTCTTAACGGGTTCGAGTATCCTTGTTTGAATTATATCACTTTCCAAAAAAATATCTAAAGCTTGATCAGTAAGTTCATCGGTCATGGACTCCTTCATTAAAATAATACCACAAAAAAAACCACGCCCACAAACGCTTCACCAAAATGAAATTGATTTACTGGAAAAATATATCAACGAGGGTCATAACGTTTTCATATGCGGTCAAATAGGGTGCGGTAAAACTTTTATCGCTGAAACCATTTTAAATTCGTGTAATACGATTGAACTACACTCTGAACTGTTTCAAAAAAAGAGTTCATTCATGGACCTGATAGGTTGCACATCAGCTCACATCTTCATTGATGGATATGATGCATCTATACACGGTCATAAACAGATTATAGACCGCGTTTCGGATAATGAGAGCCGATTGACGCGTGGTTCTGTAGTGGTCACGTCTACATCCATACACATGATACCCAATTTCAAACTCATAATTGTACCACGACGAACACCTGATGCGATATGTTCACTAGCGTGTGAAAATCCAAGCGCCGGGCAGGCTGCATCAGAATGTAAGGGAAATATCAGGAACTTCTTTGATTATTTGGATTTTTCGCATGTAAAAGACATTTTCAAAACGTCCAAGGATATTATAATAGATGTTCTATCCCATAAAGGAAACTTCGACCCATCTCAGACGATACACGAACACGGTCACGTGTGTGATGTTATACACGGTAATTACCTACTCTCTAAAAACTGTAACATATGTAATATCATAAGCTCCCTTTCGGAGTCTGATATATACGACACACAAATGTATAAAGGTGATTGGAACTGTATGCCGTATTATGTAACAGCGGGGATGGCTATCCCCAAATTGAACATGGGTGAACCGATAGACGCGGATAATATACAACCCGGTAGTTTATGGACCAAATATGGCAATTTCAAAATGCGTCAAAATAAACTCCGTGCCATCCAATCTCGACACGCTACAAAAATAGGTATCGATGAATTGAGTTTAATTCGTCGATACGCAATAGCGGGAAATTTGTCTCCTTTAATAGAGTATAAACTTGAACCATTAGATTTCGACGTGATGAATCATTTAGCAGTTGGTAATAAATTGAAACCAACCGACGTGACCAAAGTTAAAAAGAAGTTGCGTATACTATTAAATGAGTGACAGTTCAGACGAAGTTGAAGTTGAAGAACACGATGTCGTCCGTGTGAATGGATGTGACATATATTACTACGGTGATGTCGATACCGAAAATACTCTGGAATTCCTTGACGAGTTTAAAAAGCTTGAGGTGGACTTACTAAAAAAATCCATAGAACTACCCGGATACAAACCCACAATCCGCGTGCATATACACAGCGATGGTGGAGATGTGTTTTCAGGGTTGAGTATAATGGATACACTGAAATCGTCACGTGTGAATATCGTCACGATCGCAGAGGGTACGTGTTGTAGTGCTGCGACTTTCATTTTATTGGGTGGAGGGGAACGACTCATGGGGAAGCATTCCTTCATTCTCATCCACCAACTATCTTCCGGTTTCTTTGGAAAATACACGGAGTTGAGAGATGAAATGAAAACATGTAAAAAAATCATGAAAACAATCAAAAAATTATACATGGAGGAAACAACCATCCCGAAAGAAAAGATGTCACAGTATATGAAACGTGATATATATCTCGACTACGAAGAGTGTCTCACTTACGGGATCGTTCATGGGCATTCTTAACTATGACATATCGCCTGTATAAAACCAATATACCTATTATAATAAACCCAATACTAATTGTATTGAGATTCATCTGAATGTTCGTTATCGGAGGAGGCTTAAGTCGCTCCATCCTCTCATAATTTACAACAGGTATCATTCTACTAGTATGGATAGAATTTTTACGACCAATAAAAACGGTAAAACGCGCTACATCGACATCCGCGTGGAGGAGCGGGGTGAATGTTGGTGTATCATCAAAGCATCTGGACAGGTTGGGGGGAAGGAATCCATTTCCATAACCGAAGTACCACTTGGTTATGAAAGTGCCGTGAAACGTGCTAAGACTGTATGGAAAAACCTGAATACGAAGGCTACTACAGTTCTTCCCATGCTCGCAAACAAATGGGGAGACAGGGAGAATTACATTTCAGAGCCGTTCTATGTACAACCAAAGATTGACGGTATTCGCCTATTGGTATCCAAAGACGGTGGTATTTCAAGAACGGGTAAACTCGTTCCTGGAACTGAAAGCCTTGGTAAAGGGTTGAAAGAAGGACAATATTACGATGGGGAGTGTTACGATCATACTCTTACATTTGAGGAAATCACAAGTCTCTTCAAAACCGACCCCATGAAACTGGATTTCTGCGTGTTTGACTATTTCGATATGAACAAGCTTGATATGCCATTCGAGGAACGTATGCAATTTGTGACGGTTGAGACGAAACTCATCCAAAAGAAGAGACAACTCATCCCTGTACACAAGAAGTTTGTGAAACAGGGGTACGAGGGAACCATGATCCGCGAGCGTACAAGTGTATACGAAGTTGGTCAAAGAAGCAACTATCTTCTCAAACACAAAGATTTTCAGACCGAAGAATATGAGATCGTTGGGGCAACAACAGGTCACGGAAGAGATGCGAACGCTGTCGTGTGGAAGTGTAAAACATGTGACGGTACCGCTTTCAACGCCCGCCCGGAGGGAACAATTGAAAGTCGTGAAGATAAATACAGAAGAAGAGATGCGTTCATGGGAAAAATGTTAACGGTTAGGTTTCAGAACTTAACGAGTTCTGGGGTACCTAGGTTTCCAGTCGGATTAGCTGTCAGAGATTATGAATAGAATTACACCTAAGTGAAGATTAGAAATTATAATATCATATCATTATAACATGTCACTCATTCCCATTAAATTGATTAAAAATGTTTCGACGAGAGATAAACTTCTCAAGATCAAAGGTGAAACCCCTGAGATTGATAAGAATGATTATATCGAATCTCGAATTCTTACAAACAAGAAAGCCAGTAATCTATTGGCTATAGAGGATGCCTCCGAAGTTGCCAAATATTACCTCCATAAAAAAGGTGTATTCGAACGAATTGCTAAAGATATTCAAAAGGAATCGGGTAAAAACTTCCGTTTTCTGTTCCGTAAGACTAGTTCTATGAAAAAAAGACCGTTAGCCGCTAAAGGTCGTACTGGTACAGACTATATTCTCATGGAACATTCGTTCGCAGATGGATCGGGTCATTATGGCATGTCCCGAGTTAATCATGCTAATAAGACTGCGTTGATTTATGACTCGATGAAAAATGAGGATTCCGATTTTGAGAGCCCACTCAAAACACTTTTGGGTAAGGGGTATAAGGTATCAAGTGGGACAATTCATGGATGTTACCCCCGTTTGAGGAACGCTTCCAGCACTGACTTAAATCCCCAACCCACGGGTGGATTTGTATCACAGTCATTTAACGATTTCAAGAATAAGAACTATGCCGGTGGTCGTGGAGGTGTTCCTAAGAAAAGTATGGAAGAAGCTTTTGTTGTTTCCCAATACGACGAACTTTCTCAACATCATTTCTGTTACATGGAATCGTTTCTCGCGTTGATGGTGACTCTTGGAATGGTAAAACCTGGACCACAAGATCCCCGTGAACGACTCGAGTACGTGAAGAAGTTCATATGGGGTGTGATTTATAAATATGTTCCTAATTCGAGCCGTGACACGGTTCACTGGAAGTATTTCGAAAAACAATTCCCATATTTCCTAGAGACGATGGGTTCGGATGGCAAACGTCTACCAATGAGACGTGGTTATATTCAAGTTCCTCCCTTGAAGGGTACAGTTCAGTACAAATTGAAGAAAATGCGTACACGCACTGATATTGACCAATCATGGAGCCTTAAGAAAATTGTCGACTGGTCGAGAGGTGTTCGTAAATGGATTGTACCTAAGTAGAGGTAGAAAATTGTAATTATCATCTTAAAAATCTGACAACATGGAAGACCTCCGAAGCCTCATGGCTTGTCTTGACGACATCTCCAGTAAGATCCCAGATGGTATCTATCTGGAGATGGCCGATAAAATGAAACGCGTTCATGACCACATGAACGGCGATAAACCGTTCCACGAAGACACGTTCTACTACAGCGATGACGATTCAGAACTTGAAAGTGAGGATGATGATGATGCCAGTGACAGTGACTTTGAGGTTCCCACCGTTGAAAATCGACGGCTTCGAGAGCGAGAATACCAGAAGCTCAGAGATGAGATTTTTGGATTAGTGAAGCAGATGCACGCGGAGTACAATGTTCTCAAGAAGTGGGACAAAGAGACGAGACGTAATTACACCCCCATCAAGCGTATGACTACGTGGCGAAAGGGACAGGCTGTCATGACCTGGTGTGATAAGACCAATAAGTTCTGGACTCCCACCCGTGATAGTAGGGAACTTGTTTGTGGTTGCACCGATCAATTTGCCTTCTGGACCTGGAATAATCTGGTGGAATACGGTCTGAAGATGATCGTGTTTGAAATTGGA